TCTTCCGCTCCATTTTATATGGCGGCATAGCCAAGTGGTAAGGCAGAGGACTGCAAATCCTCCATTCCCCAGTTCAAATCTGGGTGCCGCCTCCAGTAAGAAAACCCCATGCTGGTTTGCATGGGGTTTTTTGATGCAGGACAATCAAGGGATAAACATAAACCCGTACCACTTTAATAGTGATACGGGTTTATTTTTGCAAACTTTGTTAGCGTTTCAGGTGGGGATCAAAGGTCGGCTTATTAGGCTGCTTTGTGTGACACTGCTGTTTCGTTGAAACTTAAGGCATTACGCGGGCAAACGGCGGTGCAGCTGCCGCATTTGATGCAATCAGCATCAAGGAAAAGGCCGGTTTGTTTGTCCAGGTGAGGGGTTAGACCCATGGGACAGGCTTTGGCACAAAGACCGCAGCCGGTGCACTTTTCGCCAATAAACAGAGGGCGCTTGCCTTGGCCAAACCAGCCGGCCATGGTACCCATCGGGCAAATATGACACCACCCTCTGGGGTGAACTTTTACCGCCAGAACAATACCTGCCAGGGTGGTTAAGGTGAGCAGGCGTACAAAGGCTAAGCCCATACCATATAAATCACCCCAGGACAAATACAGCTGGCTTCCCAGGACTACAATAATCAAACCCAGCATAAACACCTTCAGCTTCTTGGAGCGCAGCCAGGCAGGAACGGGTTTGGTTTGCTGCGGGTTTTGAAACAACAAGTCAAAAAAGGCACCGCGCGGACACATCCAGTCGCACCAGGAACGGCCGCTGAAGAATGATAAGCCTACCGCCCCAAACATACATAACAGCAGCAGAAAACCGGCCGGTGGGTAAAGCCAGCCGGCAACAATTACTGCGGGCAAAATAAACCACGTTAAGGCTTGTTTTCGGTAACGACTAAACAACAGTAAGTTTTTTTTCATAAATATATTACCTCCTTCTGAATGATCATGTTGACTTATTCTAATATAATTAATAATAATTACGCTGTCAATATATTTTTAATAAAATTAAATGCTTGTCAAAAAAATGACAAAAAAAATAAAGCAGTAGCAGGGAAAGCGGATATGGTGTGTCGAAGTGATAATAATCACAAATTATATACTTTTAGGGGTGTTAGCAGCATGCTGGAAACCTGTAACCGTTGTCGGTACGGTGTTGAAATTATTCGCGGGGATTATAAATGTGAAAAACAAGAAATAAAGATTCCCAGGGATGAAGCACTGTACCCCTTTAGGCGTTGTAACTGGTTTGTGTTTAAAAACAGTTTAATTAAAGTTAAGAGAGTTCACGAAAATGCGGAACTTCCTAAGCGGGCCACCCCTGAAAGTGCCGGCTTTGATTTGCATACTGTTGAAGATTTTTCACTTGAGCCGGGGGAACATAAGGCGGTGCGGACAGGGTTGGCTTTTGAAATTCCGGCGGGATACGCCATGTTTATATTCCCGCGTAGCGGCTTGGCAAAAAATCACGGGCTTACCTTGAGTAATGCTGTTGGTGTGGTGGACTCAGATTACCGGGGCGAAGTTATGGTGCTGCTGCATAATGCAGGAGAATATAAAGTATCCTTCCGTTCTGGTGAGCGAATTGCCCAGGCGGTTATTCAAACCCTGCCGGATATTGAACTGGTTGAGTGCGAGGAATTAAGTGAAACGGCCAGGGGTAAAAGTGGCTTTGGCAGCACCGGTTTATAAATTCATATAAAAATTGCAATTACCTCTTGCCAGAGGGTAAAACTTATGCTAAAATTCATAATTGCCAACAGTGCCTCGATAGCTCAGTTGGTAGAGCAGCGGACTGAAAATCCGCGTGTCGCTGGTTCGATTCCGGCTCGAGGCACCATATTTCAGCATTTAGTGCGGAAGTGGCTCAGTGGTAGAGCATCGCCTTGCCAAGGCGAGGGTCGCGGGTTCGAATCCCGTCTTCCGCTCCATTTTATCTGGCGGCATAGCCAAGTGGTAAGGCAGAGGACTGCAAATCCTCCATTCCCCAGTTCAAATCTGGGTGCCGCCTCCATAGGGAAAGATAAGTCACCTGCCGGTAAACAGGTGACTTATTTTGTTTATTATTGCTTTTAACAGTATTGCCGACCTGGTTGTCAAATCTTGACGGCGGTTCATATGCGTTCAACCGGGGGCCGTACCCCTTCCTGATTCTACGTTATTTGTATGGACGCTGCCACGATTGCTTTTTGCTTACTAAGAAGCGATGCTGCAGGTATTTTGCCAGATACCTGCCGGATTAATCTTTAAAATATTTTATCGTTTTTTCTTTTTAGCCGGTCGATTTTTTTGACTGGTAATGCGGGGTTGGTTAAACACTTCCGGTAAATAGGCGGGGGCAGCGGCTACCACAGATTCGCTGATTTCTGCTAAAACTTTATTAATAACTTGTTCCGGCTCAGAATCATCCATATCAATAGCAGAAACTACCATAGGCAGAGAAGATTTTATCTGTTCTTTATTATTGACAGGGTGTGGCTGCTCGGCTGCAAAATTAGAGTTAGCCGGCGGGTTGTCTGCTTTTATTTGATTGCCGGGGGAATAATCAGCCAGGGTTAATGCTGCAATCTGGGCGTTAAGTGAACCGGCCTGGGCAAGGGTTTCTTCCAGTGCCAGCACTTCTTCGGGTGTTCCTTCAATCCCCAGAGCTTTAATGGCTTCTTCTTGCATTAAACGCACCCATTCAGCCACCAGGTCGAGACCTTCTTGCAGCTCTTTGAAACTTTGACGAACTGCGTCGCCGATCTGTTTTTCCAGCTCTTCCTGGCGAATAGTAAGGTTTAACAGTTCGTTTCTTTGCGATCTGGTCAGTGACGCCAGTGGTTTATCCAGGCCATTTATTTTATTTACAATTTGCCGGTATTCACTAAACACAGTTATACCTCCCAGGTTGTTTTTTAATAATATTTCTAGGCCATAAAGGAAAATCCTTCCAAATATTAAAAATTAAGTTAATTTTTTGATGCAATAATCTGCTGTTATGCTGTTTTTAGCAATTATTGGTTATGGTATACTGGATATCAGGAGAGTGATAAAGTGGAAGCATTATTGTCATTTTACAGCAGTTTGCCACGAACCCAACTTTTTATTATGTTTATTGCTGTTACAGCGGCACTGGTTGCCATAATAATCGGCTTTAACCGTAAATATGGCGATTAAGTACGCTACAATTTAGATATTGACTTATCTTCCTTATCTGTGGTATATTATTAACCGTCGGTTGACGTTTTGCGGAAGTGGCTCAGTGGTAGAGCATCGCCTTGCCAAGGCGAGGGTCGCGGGTTCGAATCCCGTCTTCCGCTCCAGCAATTGCGGAGCTGTGGTGTAGAGGCCTAACATGCCTGCCTGTCACGCAGGAGATCGCGGGTTCGACTCCCGTCAGCTCCGCCAAATTTTGTTTATTGACAAAAATCAATATAATTGTTATACTGTTTAAGCTAAGGTATAAATATTTGCCCGGGTGGCGGAATAGGCAGACGCACAGGACTTAAAATCCTGCGGGTAGCGATACCCGTGCCGGTTCGACCCCGGCTCCGGGCACCAAAATAAAGGCCTCCAGGCTATTAACCTGGAGGCCTTGAAATTTAATTTTGCTTTTGACCAGCGTTTTGACCACCGCGAAGGTACTGGTCTATTTTTTCTACTACTGCTACATCTCCCTTTGGACGTATATGTTGGTATTTTGATGTCATTGTAATATTGCTGTGGCCAAGCCTATTTTGTACATGCCGTATATCTATATCTGCATCTAACATTAGTGTTGCATGGAAGTGTCTTAAATCATGGAACCTTATATGTGGGAGCTTGTTAGAAGCTAGGAAGTTTTTAAAGCGGTGAGAATAATTACCTGGATGACTAGGGTTGCCGTCGTTTGATATTACATAACCTATGGATTTTTTAACAGCTAAAACTTTTAAAACATCAGCAGGGACCGAAATGGTTCTTGCTGACTTTTTTGTTTTTGGTGGTTTTACTTCTAGGCCGCCAGAGACAGGAACAACAACCTGTCGAATGGTTAAGGTAGAATTTTTAAAGTCAATATCATTCCATGTGAGTCCGAATACTTCTTCCCTTCGAAGGCCACACATGCCAGCCAAAAGAACAGGTATTTCGTGCTCAGTATTTCTTGCTGCATCTAATATTGCATAAAACTGTGACACATCAGGCACGGTTATTTCAAAATCATCAGGGCTAGGTGGATCTACTAAGGAGCATGGGTTAGTAGGTATTAACCCGTTTTTTACTGCATGCTTCAAGGCCCTTGAAAAGATTCGATGTATCTGCAATATTGTTTTCTCTGAATATTCCTTCTCTCTTTCGTAATTATAAAATTCCTCGATGTGTATTGGTCGGAGGTTTTTAAGTTTTTTGCCCTTGAAATATGGGATAATATGATTGTCAATGTATCTTTTATATCCTTCTTTAGTAGTTGTTTCTAATTTTTTGCAATATACCGAGAACCATTGCTCTAAATATGCGTCAATTGTGAGCTTCCCTGCATCAGCAAATGTTCCAGTTTGAAGTTGATATATTATATCGTTTACTAGCTTTTGACATTCTTGCCTCTTGCTAGCATATACATATTTCTGTCTACGCTTCCCAGTAATAGGGTCTGGTGGTAACTCTACTCGGCCTTCCCATCTTCCATCTTTCCGTTTACGAACCAATCCTTTCATTAATGCTCCTCCTTATTAAGCAAGTATTGAGCATAAGAATACAGTTCTTTCCTTTTATCAGGTGAAAGTGAGTTAAAAATTTCCAATAATTCATTAGATGTTAACTCAGGGTATCTTTCGTCACTATACCCTATGAGCCAGTTAAAGTCGCAATTAAAAAACTTTGCAATAGCCTTTACATTAGAGAGTTTTGGTTCCCTTAGGCCGTTTTCGTATTTGTGTATAGTCCCTTTGGTTGTTCCTGTGCCTTGGGCAACCTCTTCTAGGGTAAGTTTCTTCTCCTCGCGGAGCAAACGGAGTCTTTGTCCAAACTTTTCTTTCAACATTTTACTCTCCAAAGCAATATACCACCTTTCGAAATCAGTATATCAATAGTGTAGCCAAAAAGCAATAATTTGTATCCAAAAAGACAAAAAAATAATTGACACAAATAGGTGCCCGTGTTACCCTATAAGTATCCAAAAGGAAACAGGCAAAATGGTGCGAGGGGAGGAAAAGTAATGGCAAAAAAACAAAGGAAACCGCATCTTAAACTGAAGGCGTTTAGAGTAGAAAGAGCTCTGACGCAAGAAGATATGGCTAAAAGAATAGGAATATCCATCAATGCCTATATCCTAAAGGAAAACGGATATCGGGATTTTACCCTTTCAGAGGTTGCAGCTATGGTTAATGAGTTTTCTTTGGATCCTAATAAGATATTTTTTTGTGATTAAAGTATCCGATTGGAAACAAATTTTGATGCCAAGAAGAGAGGTGTAACCATTGGCAACAGTCCACCCGTTTCCTAATCAGTCAGTCCGGGCTTTAGTCCATTCGGTTATCCAGATGTATGCCGCTGGGAAATGGACCCGGCAGCAAATGATGAGCCAGGTCCATGACACGCTCCGGCAGTATGGTATTTCCAGGCTCAACATCAACAACTACAACGTCCGGATTGTAGAACCAGTTATCACCAGTGCCGGAGTATTCCCGGTGGTCATCATCGAAGGCGGGGAGGTTTCTGCCAGCATCGGTTGCCCGGCCTGCCACTCCCGGGAGGCCGGTTATCTGGCCGGGGACTCAACAGTGACAGTGATGTGTAGGAGCTGTGGGTGTATTTATCAGTTCAGGGAGAGAAAGGAGGGCTTGAAATGACAGTGTTCGTAGCTTGCGTTATTTTATCGGCAGTACTCTGGTTTACCTTTCACGGCAAGGCAAACAAGTAAAGGAGGTGAGTAAGATGCAAGTTAACACATTAGAAACCATGGAAAATCTAAAGGATTTAGCCGAAAGGTTCTTAACTATTTACCCGCAGTTAAAGGCCGCTTTGACTGGCCAAACACAACAAACTCAGACTGCGGAACCTCAGTACGCGAACCCCGACCAGCAAATTTCTCAGTTTCTTCGGGAGCTCGGCACCCCAATGCATGTAAAAGGCTTTGGTTACCTCAAAACAGCCATAAAGTTACTGCAGGAAAATGAATCGCTGCTGTTTGCTGTCACCAAAGAACTTTACCCAGCCATTGCCAAGCTACACGATACCACCCCAAGCCGAGTAGAACGAGCCATTAGGCACGCTGTAGAATTGATGGCTGAAAGATGTAGCCCGTTGTATGCTAAATCGTTTACTGACCAACCAACTAACTCGGAGTTTCTGGCCTGGTGCGTGGAAAATCTCAAATTTCGAGCATAAAAAAAGAGCCGTTTTAAAACGGCCATAAAGAAAATACCTCACGTTAAACTTATCACCTTGACTGTAAAGTGTCAAGAAGGAGAGTGATTAATAATGCGTAGTCCTTTCAGGATTGCCACGTTCCGGGGGACGGTAGCCGAATTCCGGGAGTGGTTGCGCCGGATGTGCCAGTCATGCTAATCCCGCAATGTCTCTGCGGTCGAGATATCACTTTCAGACAAGGCCACAAGGAAAACCATTGTCCGAGGTGCGGGGCCAGATGGCTCCGGGATCGTAGCGGATTTTGGGCCTTCGGGCTTAATAAGGTTTGTTTTACACCAAAACAAAAATGGCTTAGGAAGGCAAGGAGGGGCGGTGCGCATGCCTGAATTAGTAACCTGCTGGAAGCAATATGGTTTAATTCCTTGCTCAGCTACCGACCCCAATTATGACTCTGCTGTAACGAGGATCTCTGACGAGAGATTGATATATAACCTCATGTATGAAGGCAGGAAATCTGCTTGGAAGAAGCTCCGAAAAGAAGCCGAAAAACGAGGGATCCAGAGACCGTTTGAAGTGCGTATGAAAGACGGTTCCAGCGAAGTGCTTATGGCCCAATCAAAACAAAGTGCAAAGAAATTGGCCCGAGAACTTGGATATGAAGTTTTAGAAATAATAGACAAATGGGAACCAAGGTGGTAGCCGAAATGAAAGTTTCAGGACTAATTTCAGAACTAATCACTCAAGCCCAGCAAATGGGCATCACCGTATATCACCACCAGGGGCAGGTTCAGGTTAAGATTCCCTGGCCAGTTGAGCGAATACCGGATCCTGCCCGGGCAATCCTTGGGGCTATCAGGGAACTGAAGCCAGAGGTGCTGGCATACTTCGCGCTCACAGAACCATTTAATGCCCAGTTGGTACTCGCAGCATTAGAGGCCCAGGGAGTTAGATTAGTCCCGGACCAATTGCAAGGATTCAGGATTTTTATTAACCCAAAAGCTCCGGGTAGGTGCGAGGGAACGGCTATAAAGTTGATTAACAAACTCAACGACCATCGATCTGCTATCATACCGTACCTATCCGGTCAGCAGGCACCGCCCGGGTGAACTCCATTGGAGTTATCACGCAAGGAGTGTTATCTGGCAAAACATTGCTTGATGCTTGATGACTGTGATTTATATCCCGTCGACATTGGGCTTTGCCGAAAGCGCAGTGGCATTAGTCCTAAAGAGGACCAACCTACCAAGGGTAAAGGAGGTCGCAAACATTGATTTTAAGATGTGCGCTAAATGGCCAAGAGTGCCTTAATTGTACGCCAGACTGTGAACTGATTAAGAACGGCATAGAGGAGGATGCAGAATGAAGCTTTACGAAATGACCGGTGCTTTCAATGAGATTTTTGCCATGATGGAAGATGGTGAAGAACTAAATTACTCTACCCTGGAGGATACTCTCCAAGCCCTGGAGGGAGCCATTGAAGAAAAGGTCGGTAATATTGCCAAGATGATTAAATCACTAGAAGTTCAGGCAGAAGGCTTTGATAAAGAAGCTAAGCGCCTTACTGATAAAAAACGGACAATTGAAAACAAGATTAAATGGCTCAAAGAGTACCTGCTTCAAGCCATGGAGGCTACAGCAAAGGATAAGATTCTTACCGATATTGGTACTGTCCGCCGCCAGAAGTCCCCGGCCGGTGTTTCTGTGACAGATCCAGATGAAATCCCGCAAAATTATTGGTTTACCCCGGAGCCGGAGCTAGATAAAAAGTTGATACTAGCTGATTTAAAGAGTGGTGTTAACATCCCGGGTGTTCAACTACGCCAGGGCTACCACATCCGTATTCAGTGAGGTGGACCATGTCAATTTTAAATCCCGAAAGAAAAAACATTGCAGCAAAGCTAGTTCAGGTAGCAAAGGCCTGCGGCTATGTACAAAAAGACAGCGAAAACAAGGAGCAAAGATATAAGTATGTTTCAGCAGCCGCAGTAATGGAAAAGGTTAACCCTGCCCTTGTAGAGGCACGCCTGATTAGTGTTCCTAAATTTTCGGTAGTTAGTGAAAAAGAAAAATCAACAACCAAGGGTGCTGTATGGCAGTTGGTGACGGTTGAATGCCAACTAACCATCATTGACGCTGATTCAGGCGAGTTTGTAAGCGTGATCAGTTTGGGTACCGGTACTGACCCTGGAGATAAAGCAGTGGCCAAAGCACAGACCATGGCCCTTAAATATGCCTGGTTGACAGCTTTAAACATTGAAACAGGTGACGAACCTGAGGCTGACGAGCGGACAGATAAGACTGAGTTTACGGTTCATCAACCGGTTAATGGTGGTATCCCTAATTCACCCAGATACCAGGAGCTTATCGGCCTCTGGAGACAGATGGGATGGGATATTAATTCTCTCCCTGGATACCTGGAGCAGCGTTTTCATAAACCACTTAGCCATTTGACTGAACCAGAACTTTCAGCAATGGTACATGAAGCCCAGGGATACTTACAACAAAGGATGGTGTAGCTAGTGTTAAATAATGTCGTGCTAATTGGTCGCCTGACCCGTGACCCGGAGCTTAGATATACAACAAATGGCACTGCGGTTGGTAGCTTTAATATCGCAGTTGACCGCCCGCAATCTAAAGATAGGGAAAAGGAAACGGATTTTATTGACATCGTAGTTTGGCAAAAAACAGCTGAGGCTTGTGCAAATAATCTAGGCAAGGGTCGGCTAGTGGCAGTTAGAGGTCGCCTGCAGATACGTTCCTACGATGATAATCAAGGGATTAGGCGTAAAACTGCTGAGGTTGTGGCTGATGAAGTTAAATTCCTAGATTGGCCAAGCGACAAAGGCCAGCAATCAACTCAACACCCGCCTCAAGCACCTCCACAGGGCTATCCGCAACAGCAACCGCCTTATGGTCAGCCACCCGGTTACCCAGGGCAGCAGTCTCCCCATGGGCAACCACCGGGGTTTATACCGCCTAACCAAGGATTTCCGCCACAGCAACCAGGCGGGTACCCACAACAGCCAAATGGCTATCCGCAACAACAAGGACAACCAAACCAGTGGCAGCCGCCAGCTGCACCACCCAATAGCCAGCCACCACAGGGACAGCAAATCGGCTTTCAGCACCCAGGGCAGCAACCCCCAGTTGGCGGCTACAACATAGATGATATCCCATTCTAATTATGTTCCAACTTAGACCATACCAAGAATTGCTAATCGAAGGCGTCCGGGATGAGTTCCGTTCCGGACGCCGCAAAACCTGTATAGTTGCCCCCTGTGGTGCTGGTAAGACAGTAATCATGGCGTGGATGGCGGCTCAAACCGCCACTAAAGGTAACAATGTTTTGTTTGCCGTCCATCGTCAGGAGCTTATAGAGCAATCTAGTAATACTTTTGCAGCCATGGGCATACAGCATGGAATTATTGCCCCTGGGTGTATAGCCACCGGTGACCAAATACAGATCGGTAGTATTTTCACCATTGCCCGCCGGCTGGATAAGATACAGCCACCGAATTTGATTATTTTTGACGAAGCCCATCACTGCAAGGCAAATACATGGATTAAGTTGATACAAGCATTTCCTAACGCCTACGTGATCGGCCTTACAGCTACCCCGGCCAGGACCAACGGTGACGGGTTAGGAGATATATTTAACTCCCTGGTGCTGGGGCCCAGTGTTAAGCAACTAATTGAATGGGGCAATTTATCCCCTTATAAATATTTTGCTCCACCAGTTAAAGCAAACCTGGACGGCCTACGGGTTAAGTATGGGGACTATGTTAAGTCAGATATCACCTTAGCCATGGACAGGTCAGAGATTATTGGGGATGCCATTGAGCAATACAAAAAGCTGGCTGATGGCAAAAGGGCCATAGCCTATTGTGTGAGCCGGGCCCATTCCGAACACACGGCAGAAATGTTTAGAGCGGCCGGTATCCCAGCGCAGCACATCGATGGCGAGACAGACCACGGAGTCCGTAAGGCCGCCATTGAGCAATTCCGCACCGGACAAATTAAGGTGCTCTGTAATGTGGATTTAATTTCCGAGGGTTTTGATGTGCCGGCCATGGAGGCGGTGTTGTTGTTGAGACCCACACAGTCATTGACACTGCATATCCAACAATCCATGCGCCCTATGCGGCCGGATAAAGATAACCCGGGTAAAGTGGCCATCATCATTGACCATGTGGGAAATTGCTACCGCCACGGGCTACCAGATGAGGATCGGGTTTGGAGCCTGGAAGGTAGGAAGAAAAGCAGTACTGGTCATCGTGAGATATCCCTAAGGCAGTGCCCCAAGTGTTATGCCGCCCATAGGCCTGCACCTGTCTGCCCTCTATGTGGTTATCAGTACGCTCCTACGGAAAGGGCAGAGCCGGAACAGAAAAAGGGTGAGCTGGTTAAGATTGACGAGATTGAGCGCCAGCGAAGGAAACAAGAAATTAGGCAGGCCAAAAACATAACGGATTTGGAGCAAATTGCGCTCCGGCGTGGGTACAAGCTTGGTTGGATTAATAAGATGGCTGAGTTAAAGAGGATTAAGAGATAGCAAGAGGTGTTGCTTATGTCGTCTGACAATAGCCGCATTGTTGTGGTAGATGAATGGAATGGCAAATACGTTATCAACGATGCCTATAGACCAATTGCTGAGGCACTTGTATGTAAATTCGAGGAACTAAAGCATGTGCCTGTTAAGGCTATTCTGTTCATTGACAATACAGAGGGCACCGGGAAATCAATGAACAAAATCAAATATGCTCAGATCGGCAAGGTCCCTGAAAAGTGGCAGGAGATTATTTATCAGGTTACCGGGCGAACATTTCAGTATTTTATGGAGATTTTTAAAAGGAATATCCGGGAAATGAGCCGTGAGCAAATTATTGCCCTGGTATATCACGAACTGAGGCATATCGACTATGACGGTGGCCTTAAGCATCATGACATAGAGGACTGGAGTGAGATGGTTTACGGCCTGGGTCTTAACTGGTCAAGTACAAAGACAGTTATTCCGGATCTCTTGGCTGAGGGCATTGATTGGAGCAACATTAACGAGATGGGACAGCAGAAATTGTTTAAGGATAACAGGACGCTGAGAGTTATTAAATAATCGGAGGTGCGGCATGAGTACCTGTTATGTGGATGTTGACCCGCAAGTGGTCAAGGAGGTTATTTCTCATCTTAAAGATAAAAACCCTGATAGTATTATTGTTTTACCAGTAGTGCAAGCATTAGAAACATATTCTCCTACTAAAAAGAAAGATTATTTCAGAATCAAATATGAGGCCATCATTCCGAAAGATGCAATCATTGGTGGAAGTTGTTTGACTGATTTTGGAGCTTTAATTGTTATGCGAGTTCCAAAGAACCGGATTAAACCGGGTAAACAACTTTGATGGTGGTTTACAAAAATAAGCATAAAAATTATACAGCATTTCAAACAACTTTCATGGTGGTTTGTATTTAAGATTTGAGGAAAGTGAGGTCGAACACGATGCCGTGTTGTGAAGATTGTCCATGTGTTAACTATTGTGACGGCTCAATGATAGAAGCCTGCATGGATGACTGGAGAAAAAGAAAACAAAAGGAAAGCGAGGTTGAGAAAGGATGACATGCAAAGAATGTCTATATTACGAGCCTGATTATGGCACGTGGGGAGTTTTTGGGTGGTCTGAAGATGGTTCAAAAGGATATTGTTGTGTTGAGCCAAAACGAGTATTTGTTGACGGTAATCGTATAAAGTGTAGATACTTTCTGTCAAAAGCGGAAAGTGATGTCAAACACGATGGGATTACCATCACATTACATAGCAGAAAAGGAGATGATTGAAATTAATGAACAAACCACTACGAAAGTTAAATACCCATTAAACCAGAACTTCTAAAGCAGGAGGAGTCTGCAGATGAATAAACCTAAGTCGGAAGCCAACATTCAAAGCCAAATTCGTTCCTTTGTATCTATAGAAAAACTGGGCGTACTCTTCCGGGCCAACGTTGGCGAGGCATGGACTGGTGAGCGCATCGAAAAAAATGCTGACGGCAGTATTACTATTCATAATCCCCGGAGGTTTAAATCCGGCCTTCCTATGGGATTCTCCGATCTATTTGGTGTGGCCGAGATGGGAAGAGCAGTGTTTATTGAGGTTAAATCACCCACAGGTCGGCTCCGTCCGGATCAGGAAAACTTCCTCCGAGAGATGGCCAAGCGGGGAGCATTCGCTGGGGTAGCCAGGAGTCCGGAGGATGCGGAAAAAATATTCCGTGGGGCATTGGTGGGGTTAAAGTGATGGAAACGATGATAAAACTTGGAGATAACTGTATATTGCCATCCCAGGTAGATGGTAACGAATCTAACGGCTACACTAGCCCCAGTAATTTAAAAGAGTACACATTAAACCAGGAAGAACTGGCAGAGATTCATAAAAAGTATGGCCCTCCCGGTCAGAAGCTTAAGAAAGAGAATTTTTTTGTATCAGCGAAAAGAAGCGTCCCTTTGATTGGGGCTAGGTAATGGGTGGTGATATTGCAGTGATTGGTTTTACCGCTGGTATTTTTACCGGATTCATGTTTTGTTTGTTTGCTTTGTCGGTGTTTAATATGAAACGTAATGAAAACATGGAAAATGAGTATTATCAATGTCCTCATGGTTATGATGATTGGGATGATTGTCCAGATTGTTGTCATTGAGTAAGTTAGATCCACTTAACTAACTATCAAAGGAGGGAGGAAATTTTTGAATAAAATACAGGACTTCTTATCCTCCCTGTACGGATATTTTGATCCTGGAAGTGTCCTTTACCTGTGGACACTGCCGGATAAACAAACTCACCCGTTTACAGCCGGTACGTTGGCTGAAATGGCAACTGCAGCCGGTCGCCTAACTCCTAGCTATGATGTGTATTTTGGGGTAGGTGCCACCGTCCACTCTCTAGGCCAATATGAGCGACCGAAAAACGAAGATATCATGGCCATCCCTGGGCTGTGGGTGGATATTGATGTTTACCACCCTGTAGCACACAAGAGCAAGGCATTGCCGCCTGACATAAATGCGGCCATGGAGTTGCTGCCTAATGATTTGCCGCCATCCATCATAACCTGGAGTGGGTATGGCATCCATGCTTACTGGCTATTTCGTGAGCCCTGGGAGTTTAATGCTCCGGAGGAACGGGCGAGGGCCGCTAAATTACTGCAGTCCTTACAAGCGGTCGTTAAACAAAACGCAGCAGCCCGTGGCTGGAGAATAGATCCCACAGCAGACCTTGCCCGGGTGCTGCGGCTCCCCGGAACACTAAACAAGAAGATTCCGGACAGTCCCGTCCAGTGCCGGGTTATTGAGCGTTCAGAACTGCGATATAACCCGTCTGACATCGAAGATTTATTGCCACCGGTACCGGATAATCCCGTCCACCACCGGACAGAGAAGTTTGAGCGTCGGCCAACGGATGGACCGGCGGAGCTGATGCTTAGGAATTGCCGGTTTTTGCAGCACTGCCAGCTGAACGCCAAAGATATTACATATGCGGAATGGCTGGCAATGCTCACAAATGTAGCCCGGGCCAGTGACGGGATCCATGCCGCTCACCAGATTTCTGCCCTGGATCCGGAGCGCTACCGGCCGGAGGATACGGACAAAAAGCTGGCAGAGGCCCTGGCTATGAACCCTCAGACGTGTGAATATATTCGCACTGTCGTAGGCTTCCCGGGCTGTCCCCAAGGAGGATGTGGAGTGCAGGCTCCGTGCAGTTGGAGCTTGTCCAAGGTTGGCAAGGCCCGGGCGGTTGTGCGTGGGATTTCTATACCAACACCTGAAACCGTACTTACTCAAGAAGTGCTTGGTGCCTTGGCGCTGCTCAAAAAAGAAGACCAAATTGAATATGCCAAATTCAAAGCCACCTGTAAGGGCCGTGTAAATTTGAATGACCTAGAAAAAATGGTTAAACAATACAAAAAACAGGTGCGTCAAGAAAGCCATTTACATGTGGTCCAGGATGGGGAGAAACCCGGCACCAGGATGCTTAGTAATACGGTACCTGAAATCCCTCTTGATCTAGTATTGCCGCCAAACTTTCGTTTTGAGAAATCAGGTATTTTATATGTCAGGGAGACAAGCTCTGGGGATATTCAAGCATATAAGGCCGTTGGTACCCCAGCGATTATATCAGAACGACTCTTCAACGTGGACACAGAAACAGAAAAGCTGGAGATCTGTTTCCAGTACTTGAACGGTTGGCGCAAAGTATTGTTTCCCCGTTCCACGGTAATGGATTCTCGGAAAATATTGCGCCTGGCCGATTTTGGTGTGGCTATATCATCTGAGTCAGCAAAGTATACAGTCAAGTGGTTTGATGTTCTCCTGGATGTCAACCAGGATCGAATACCAGTTACTCAGGCTGTATCAAAGCTAGGCTGGCGAGGCGACAGGGAATTTGTGCTACCAAACTTTAGCCCACACTATCGAATCGACATTGATGACGACGGCAGCCAGCGGACCATATCCGGATTTACTACGGTTGGCGACCGGTCGGAATGGATTGCCAGGATGCAGTATCTACGACAATCACCGAAGGCCCGTTTTATCCTGGCGGCCAGCTTTGCTGCGCCGCTGCTCCGGATCCTGGGGCAGCGCAACTTTATTATCCACAACTGGGGTAACTCCCAAGACGGGAAAACTGCCACACTATGGGCGGCCATGTCCGTTTGGGGCAACCCTGACCGATTGATTAGTACATTCGATACCACCACTACAGCTATGGAACGCAAGGCAGCCCTTCATTCCGACCTGCCCTTGGCCATAAATGAACGGGAAGTTCTAAGTCGAGGTAAAAAGGATGATATAAACCCGTTGCTTTACACTCTGGGTGAAGGCCGGGGACGCAACCGAGCCGACAAGAAAGGTCTCCAGATAACCGCTACATGGCGCACTATAGCCCTATCAACTGGAGAAGGAACCCTTTCAAATACAGGTTCTTTTGACGGGGTGATGACTCGTGTACTGGAGATATCCGACGGCCCACTTGCCCATGACCGTGACTTTGCCCGCAATCTGTATTACTTCCTGCCTAGGAACCATGGCCATGCTGGTCCGGAATTTCTGTCACAGCTATTGGCTGCTGACTATGGCACCATCTTCGCTACCTACAGGGAATTCCAATCTGTATTCCGGGCGAGTTATCAGGACCGAATAGATTCCCATATTGATGCCGTGGCATGTGTAGCCACTGCTGATTATCTGACTTCTGCATGGGTATTTGGTGAGCCATGGGAACAGGCCAAGGCAGGAGCAATGGCTACCGGTGGGCACATATTGACTGGGCTGATTACCAAAAAAGAGGCCAGCGAATCAGAACGAGCATGGGAAGCGTTCAAGGATTGGATAGCTGAAAATCAAGCCATGTTCAAAGAACGTACTAATGGTCCCTGCTTTGGATATATCGAAAAGGGAGATATGCCCTTTGATAAGCCTGATTTTTATGTAATCCGTAGTGTTGTAGATCAGTTTTTGTCAGAACGGTTTTCAAGCAGCCGGAAAATCATTCGTGAGTGGGCTTTGACCGGGAAAATAGAGTCCTATAATCACGGTGGAAAGATTAGGTATGATGCCCCAGGAAGGGTATTAGAGAGCGGTGTTAGGGCAAGGGTAATAAAAATAAGGGAAGTCAATCTCTGATTAGTTGTACCACTAAAGTGGTACAAAAACACATTAGTGGTACAACTAGTGGTACAGAGAAAACCCTTGAATGGTAAGGGTTGAGGGGCATTTATATATATAATGTACCACTGTACCACTAAATATTATATATATCTATAGCAAATATACCCTACCCCTTAAGGTATAAGGTATAAGGGGGTATAAAAAATATATCATACCCTCTGCAAATTAGTGGTACAGTGTACAACGCACTCTGAACCCCAGTAAAATCAAGGCCTCACGTGTTCTAATCTTGTACCACTAATAGTGGTACAGAAAAAATAGACAAGAAAAATCCAAAAGGGAGGGCTTAACATAAGTGGTTACAACATCCATAAAAGAGCCGGCCCAAAACGAAGCAGAATTACTTGAGCAACACATTAGACTAGTCCATTACATCGTCAGAAAATTAAACCTCAATTACGAATACGATGAATTAGTCCAAGTTGGAACCTTGGCTCTGTTAAAAGCAATACGGACATTTGACAATACCAAGGCTGCCTTTGCTACTTACGCCTCACGCTGTATCACCAACCAACTGTTAATGCACCACCGAAGGAATAGTAAGCATATCCCGGTATTATCGCTAGATGGCGAACCAACTAACGACAATGGTGATAGTTTTAGTCGCTACGATATCCTGGATGCTGCAGCCTCTGACGAGACCGGAGCTGTTGAGACTAAGATTGTTTTTCAGCAGGTTGTCAAAAAACTTAGTCCCAGGGAGCTTAAGATATTACAGCTTAGACTTAACGGCAAAGGGCAGAAGGAGATAGGGCAGCTACTAAATATTTCTCAGGGTTACGTTAGTAGAATTGAAAAACGAGTCCCTAAAAGGCTTTCAGTGCATTTAGAGCCCTATAAGGGGGATGGATTTATGGGATGTCACCGCCGGGATATAATTGACCCAGGTTCGCCGGAAAGAAAATGACCCACCCTTAGCGAATATATCCCCTTCGTAATTAACGGCCAAGTTAATCTTCGGAGGGAGACACATGCTAAGGAGTGGGATAGTGATATCGTTACATACCATGAGGGCAGAAGGCAAGAGTATTCGTGAAATTGCCCGTCTAACGGGGCATTCTCGAAATACAGTTCGCCGATATCTCCGGGGTGAATTCTCCCCCGAAAAGGGAACCCGTAAATCTCGTGGTTCCAAGCTTGATCCGTATAAACCGTTCCTG